AGATAGAAGTATAATACAAATATTAAGATATTTTATTAAATACTATGAGGAGAAGTAATATGGATTATGATTTGTTTCAAGAGTGGTTAGATAAATGTCCTGCTGAGATCAAGTCATTTAATGTACATGGTGACATAGTAGTGGCAACATTCTATGTGCCATCTGATTATGACCCTAATGCCTATGATCATGGTAGGGAGATGGAGGACTATCCCGAACAATATGAGAGTGATCACAGTGTAAGATCGTACATTTATGGTGATGGAAAACAACAATAAACATAGGAGAAACAACATGTTAAGAGATAGTTTACGAGATGAAGTAGAAAATGCATATACATATTTTTATGGGTATCAACCGCATCAATCCATAGTGGACGCACTTGACAACATGACAGATGTAGAATTACAGGATGAGTTAAATCTTTTAAGGAGTTCACGATGAGTATTGACAGCGTATATCATGTGCTGGTGCAGGACTTCATAGGTAGAGACATCTATGTGCCTTGGAGGACTACACCACACGTGAAGCATGTGGAAGAACACCACTATCCGTCTGCTAAAAAGGCAGACAACCTAGTTCCTACTAGACCAGCACCACCGATAGACACTAATCGTGGTACTAACTTAGACATACTAGTGTAGTATTGACATTACAAATCTTATGTGCAACAATGAGTCCAACATTGGACCTAACAAAAAGGAGAGTCTGTTATGACAACAGCAAATAAAATACAGAAGCAATTAGAACTACGTGGTCGCATCCTTAACAAGGACTTTATCTTTAGGAAGCGAGTTAAGAAATGGAGATGGGAGTTTGGTAAAGAACTTAAAGAGTTTAAGTCTTATCAGTTTGGTAAGTTCTCTATCTATCTTTCAAAGAAACCCATTGTGTTCTGGAATATGCAGGGGATAGTGTCCACGACTAAGCGTGACTATTCTGTGCAGCCGATACTTAGATAACAGTATGAGAGGAGGTCTGTTGTGCGTATTAAACCAATCAACCCAGTTGCACGTGAGATGGCGTACAACAGGCCACGTGCTCAAGTAGTAAAGCCTAAGAAGGGCAAAGGATCTTATAACAGAAAGAAGGACAAGACCAATGATGCAGTCAGAGTTACTATTTCAAAAGATACCAATTAAAAAATCAGCGTTGGATAAACCTAAGAAAAACGAATGGAAGATACAAAGGCGTAAGCAACGCAAGTTTAAACACAGCCAAAGGAGTATGGATAATCATGGTAGATACTGACGTAGAGAAGTTACTTACTTGGTGGTACAATAAGCCTGACAATTGGGCTGGTACATACAAGGAGGATAACGATGGGGTGGTCACACTTACCCTGTTTAAAAGACCATCAGCACGTAGCAAACCAGAGAGTATTGATGATCAGTTGCAACGTGCCAGAGGTAGAGCACCTAAGAAGGAGTACGGTGGGTATGATGGACCTGACCCTGTTTTACATGGGGATTGGCAACACAACGGTAGGTGTACAGATTTTTGAGGAGGTGTATTTATGTTGAGTGAAACTATACTTGCAGTAGGTGCTACGATCACGTGTCTTGCTCAGAACATTTACTTTGAGGCACGTGATCAACCCACCATAGGACAACGTGCAGTGGCAGAGGTGGTGTTGAACCGTGTGCATGATCCAAGGTGGCCTGACACTGTGTGCGAGGTGATACGTGAAGGACCAACGTACAGTTGGAAGCAGGACTATCCAATCAAACATAGGTGTCAGTTCAGTTGGTTCTGTGACGGTCTATCTGATGAGCCAAAAGATCAACGTGCATGGTCAAGGGCTATTGCCATAGCAGAGGACGTATTCTTTTCCTATGGCTTGTCAATTAACACGGTGGATGGTAGTACCTTTTACCATGCTACTAACGTAGATCCTGAGTGGAGAAACGTAGAGTACGTAGTAACAATAGAAGATCATATATTTTACAGATAGGATAATGACATGAATATATTTTTTATAGACAAATGCCCAGTGATGTCAGCCATACAGCTATGTGACAAGCATGTAGTCAAAATGGTATTAGAGACAGCGCAGATGTGTAGCACTGCTATGCACTATTGGGATCAGGCTAAACACATGGAGCATGTATACAAGTCTGCATATGTTAATCATCCCATGACTGTGTGGGTACGAGATAACGTACATAATCTTGCATGGGCTGTGATACATGGACTCTCTATAGGAAGAGAGTACACTTACAGGTACGGCAAAAACCACAAGTCTACTAAAGTACTAGAAGAAATAAACGATGTGCTCACTGACATGGCATGGGGTGATGAGGACTATGGCCTACACACCACACCACCGCAGTGTATGCCAGACCAGTTCAAGTGTGACGACTACGTAGAGGCGTATCGCAACTACTATCGTACAGATAAAGCACACATACTACAGTGGACAGGCAGACCTACACCAGAATGGATCGGAGCTTGACATGGAATGGGATTTTGTATATCTTGTATTTATGATTGTGGTTAGTATTATAGATGTGTCAGGAGCATGATATGAATTATTATTCTAGATATTACAATTTACCTACATATATTAGGAGAGAAATAAAATCAAAGTATGATGATCCATTTACTTTGGAAGCTGTAAGATATGGTGAAAACCTACTTGAGGAGCAGGTAGAAGAAGACATACAAACATTTAAAAACTATTAAAGGAGAATAGCAATGCCTAGATATGAGGTTTGCATACACGTTGAGTTACCAGACGATCATCCAGATGTGGATGAGTTGGAGTATATGGTAGATGTGTCACATAATATGACAGAGACATTGGGTCTGTTTGACATACCTAAGATAGTAGACTATGCCATGCATCATGCTAGTGAGGACTATCCAAACTGTCAACTCAGCTTAGGATTTATAAAGGAGATACAATATGTACACTAGTAATATAAGATTTTTTATAGGATCACTCACAGTGGTAGTGCTACTGGTAGTGCTCACATATGTAGCTAATGCACAGCCAGTGGCATGTGCACCCATGAAAGAGACAATGGAAAGACTACACCAACAACACAAAGAGGCTTTGATATTTAGAGGTATCTCTGCAAGAGGACACATAACTATCATACATTTAAATGAAGACAGTGGCACATGGACTGCATCAATAATAAGACCGACTGATCCTACAATGATGTGTGGTGTAGATGCAGGAACAACAGGAGAACTTATAGATGATGCAGAAAAAACAATCTACAAGCTATGGTGATTTAGTTACTGAACTGGTATGGAGAGCTGCACATGCTGACCCCACATACGATGTAAATAGAGCAATGGTGGTTGCAAGTATGTGTAAGATACCCATAACTACAATTATGAAGGTAGTTAGACACGCTCAAAGAACACCTAAAGCAGTTAATTGGGATATGATTAGTAACAAGATTATACAATAAAGGAGTATATACAATTATGTATAATATAATATTAACTTTAATAATAACTTACTTTACTACCTCTGTGGCTATGGGTTTAGCATCTGCACGTGAGCAGATCAGGATTGTAGGATCGTCAACTGTTTACCCATTCACAACAATCGTTGCTGAAAAGTTTGGTAAGTCTACGCCATTCAAAACACCCATAGTTGAAAGCACTGGTTCAGGTGGTGGCATGAAGATCTTTTGTTCTGGTACAAGTTTGCGTTATGCAGATGTTACCAATGCTTCTAGACGCATCAAGAAAAAAGAGTTTGACATGTGCCAGAGAAACGGTGTAAGAAATATACTAGAAGTAAAAGTGGGGTATGATGGTATCGTGTTAGCAAACAGTAGAAACTCAAAAAGATTTGGATTGTCATTGCGTGACATCTTCCTAGCACTAGCAAAGGAGGTGCCTACCAAAGATGGTAAGACAATGCCTAACCCATACAGAACATGGAAGCAAATAAACCCAATGCTACCTGCCACTAAGATTGAGGTGCTAGGCCCACCACCTACATCAGGAACACGTGATGCGTTTGTCGAACTGGCAATGGAAGGAGGATGTAAAACATTTAAGTGGATCAAAGCCTTGAAGCACTCTAATAAGATGTTATATAAATCCTTGTGTCATACCATACGTGAGGATGGTGTATACATAGAGGCAGGAGAGAACGACAACATGATTATACACAAACTAACTGTTAATCCACACACACTTGGTATCTTTGGGTTCAGCTTTTTGGACATGAATGGTGACAAGATACAGGGTAGCATTGTTCAGGGACACAAGCCTACGTTTGAGAACATTGCATCAGGTAAGTATCCTGTGTCCAGACCATTATACTTTTACGTAAAGAAGTCCAGTATTGGACTAATCAGAGGACTAAGGAAGTATGTAGATATGTTTGTATCAGATAGAGCCACTGGTCCTGATGGTTATCTAACTGACTACGGACTAATACCACTAGGTGATGCAGAGCGTCAGCAAAGATCCAAAGCAATAATGAAACTACAAGACCTATCAATGTAAAGGAGATTACTATGCGTAAGCCAATGACAAAAGAACAGAGAGAGGCATCAGCAAAACGTCTTGAGAAAGCACGTGCAGCTAAACGTAAACCTGCTAACCTTAGTGTGCATGAAAGTGTGCGTAGTCTAGACAGTAAACATCCAGTGAGCATGGACAAAGTTAAGTCATGGATTAAACACAACGAAGAGGTGCTATCATCCTTGAAGATGTCCTGTAGAAGAGACAAAGCTATGCAGAAAAAACTTAACAACGAAATGAATATACTAGAAATGTACATACACAACATGAAGTTTTATCTGCGCACTGGTCTATGGCTAGACAGTGTGTATGGTCAGGACAGGGAGCATAGTGTCATAAGAAAGTGTACTGTCATGGCCTATGATAAACAGGGTAATGCTAAACGGTCAGTGGGTGTACACTATCCTGACATAGGTTTGTACACTAAAGAAATGCAACAGGAGGAGATGGAAGCGAGATGAGGCCAGTATCTGTAAAACGATTAGTCAACTTGTATGTGCAATCACCAGAGTTTAATCGGCTACGTGATAGAACGCAGCTAGATTACAAAAGGTTCTTGAAAGTGTTGACAGATACCTTTGGTGAGAAAACAGCCAATGCTGTATCAGGCAAGGATGCTAGACTAGCCTACGAAGAATGGGTTAAGCGTGGCATACAGTTGGCTAATCATGTCTCTGTCGTAGCAGGTAGGGCATACAGATATGGGTTGGATATGGAGTACGTGAAGAACAATCCGTTTACATTGGTCAGAAAGATTACTCCTGCCCCACGTAAAGTTACATGGACAGAGGATCAGGTACGTGAGTTTCTTAACGTAGCCTATGGTGACTTTGTTTACCGTAACGTAGGACTTATAGTACAGATGGCATACGAGTGGTGTCAACGTGTGGGTGACATGCGTGTGCTTGAGTGGTCTAGCATAGACTTCAATAACAAAAGGCTAGATCTAGTGCAGTCTAAGCGTGGTGCATCTGTGCACCTACCCATATCGGATGGATTACTTGAGATGTTGGAAGAACAACGCAACGACTTTGACTTTCAACAGTATGTAGCACCTATGCCTACACCTGTAGATGGTGAGTATAAACCATTCTCTATGGAGAGATTGTCTAAGATAGGTAGAAAGATTATGCGTCAGGCTGAACTGCCAGAAGAGTTACGCTTGATGGATCTACGTAGAACTGGTACAACTGAAATGGTAGAGGCTGGTGTGCCACTGCCACAGATCATGTCGGTGACAGGTCATGCTAATCCACAGTCAGTGAAACCGTACATTAAGAATACATATCTTAGTGCTAACAGTGCATTGACTGCACGACAACAGTTCAAGGAGGAGTGACATGCAAGGAGACTTATTTATAGAGGAATTTGACGGTGATAATAATACACCAGTAGATGTAAGCGATGTAGATATTTACTTTGGCAATAGCAATAAACAAAGAGAGATGATGAACAGAGCAGTGGTAAACTTACGCAGTGCACCTAAAGGTAAATACATGATTTTTCCTACAGGTTGTATTCATAAGCTACCTCAATATGGAAATAGAAATGATTTTCCTTACATGCTTAACACGTGGGCAGGTAGAGTGGTACATCCACGGTATAGCAGTATGAGGTATCCACTAATTGAAGTAGGAAGACATACACTTTTATGGCACAGGCTTTTAGCCATGTTGCTAGTGCATAACCCTTTACCTGCTGATAAACCTATAGTGCATCACATAAACAATGATCCTTTAGATTATTCACTCTCCAACTTAGAGTGGGTTTCTCATTCTGAGAATAACATTCATGCAGCAAAAATGAAAGTATCTACTACAAAATATTATGGTTCAATCCATGTATAGCTTCATACAAAACCTAGACATACAGGAGTCTGAAACAATCAGAATAGATTGTCCTGAGTGTAGAGGACGCAATACATTTACAGTGACCAACAACAATGGGCATCTATTATGGAACTGCTACAAAGCATCTTGTAATGTGAGTGGCACACATAAGATAAGGATGTCTGCTGAGTCTATATACAGGAGGTTAAACATGACAGAAGAAACAAACACTAAAGAGTTTAGAATGCCAGTTAATATTGTACCTGTCAGTGGTGAGTATACCCATCCTTTAGCATGGGCATGTAGTTGGGGTCTATCGCCAAACAAACATGGTCTAATGTATGACATACGTGAACACAGAGTTGTGTTTCCTGTGGTTCATAATGGTATTACAGTGGACGCTACAGGTAGAGCGATAGGTAGAAAGCGTTTGCCTAAGTGGAAACGATATGGAAATAATAAGTTGCCATATGTTCACGGTTATGGTAAGGTAGCAGTTGTTGTGGAGGATTGTATAAGTGCTGCTGTCGTTGGAGATGATCGACATACAGGTGTAGCATTAATGGGAACATCAATGTCTAACGAACAAAAGCAGTACCTATCACAATTCTCTACAGCATTGGTTGCTTTAGATAAGGATGCAGTAAGCAAAGCACTACAGGTAGCAAAGGAGTTGAAGGGTGTAGTAGAGAAAGTTAAAATACTGATGTTGAAGGATGATTTGAAGTATGGAAATGACAAGGATATAGAATTACTTAACATGGCTTGAAAGGGGAAATGATGGAACTTTCTCTAGTAAGAAATCTAATGGACAAAGATTTTTATAACAGTAACAAAGGCACAAGGTGTCCTGATAAACTGTTCACTAAGGATGTCCAGAAGATTAAACATGCAATAGATAACGCTATGGAAAACTATGAACGTAGTGTCTCACCAGAAGAAGTTGAGGCACTTTTTTTATCGGCTAATCCTACGCTTACTACTGCACAAAAGTCTGTGTTTGCAGATATGTTTACACAATTAAAACAACAACAGCTAATGGACAAAGATATAGCACGTGATGTTATGAGCACATTGTTTAGACAGGTGGTTGGGGAAGAGGTAGCTAACTTAGGTTTTGATTTTGTTAACGGTGATGCTACTACGCTAGAACCCTTACGTAATCTGCTAGACACATATGCAGATGATTTTATTCCTAGTATACAGGTTAATTGGGATGAGACAGATATGGTTACACTAATAAAACAGAATAGCATGGACCCACAATGGAAGTTTAACATACGCACCTTGGCACGTAGAGTGTCTGGTGTAAGTCAGGGTCATCTTATCACAGTGGGTGCTAGATCTAACACAGGTAAGACTAGCTTCCACGCAAGTCTAGTTATGGGTGACGGTGGCTTTGCAGATCAGGGTGCTAACGTGGCTGTGCTATGCAATGAAGAGTCAGTTCAGCGTGTGCGTATGCGATACATCAATGCAGCCACAGGTAGGACAGGCAAGGAGATACTTGATGACGTAGATAGTAATCTTATGGTGTACAGAGAGAAGTCTAAGAACGTAAGGCATACAGATGCTACGGCTAAGACTATGGATTGGGTGGAAGCTGTTTGTAAAAGATACAAACCTGACGTTTTAATACTTGACATGGGTGATAAATTTGCTAAAACTTCTACAACAATAAGTACACATGAGTTACTAAAGCAGAATGCAATACACGCTAGACAGATAGCCAAGCAACATGAGTGTGCTATCTTCTACATGTCGCAACTAGCTGCTGAAGCAGAAGGACGCATTGTTCTTGATCAGTCCATGATGGAAGGATCTAAGACAGGTAAGGCAGCAGAAGCAGATTTAATATTGTTACTCGCAAGAAACTCTATCAAAGAGGCAGGTGATACGGATGAAGATCCAGAGAGGCACATTACTATAGGCAAGAATAAGATTACAGGTTGGCATGGTGTCGTAACATGTGAACTAGATAATCAAGTAGCAAGATTTACAGCGTAAGGAGGATACATATGGTAAATATATTTAGACCCAAACCAGATGCAGAGGAACAGATCTTCTTTCCTTTTGGACCTGTTATGGGTT